GAAAGCAAAACCGCTTTTCAGAGCCAATGGGATAAAGACGCACTGGCCGCTCTCGAGGGCTTCGAGTGATGACCCTTTACCCTGAGCTGCTGAAGTACAACGTCGTCGCCGGGAACATCACCCGGCGGCGGGCATACGACTTCCTGATCGAGCACGGCGTGTACCCGTGCAAGGCGATGGAACTTCTCGGCGACTACGCGCCGCTTGACACTGACGACAGCCCTGACGTATAAACCTGACACAACGTGATTTGAGGTGATGATATGACAACGAAGCAGCTACTCCCCCACCAGATCGAGGACGCCGAGTTCCTCGCGTCCAAGGCCTTCGCCGGCAATTTCTCCGGCATGGGGTCCGGCAAGACCCTGACCGCCCTCGAAGCCTTCCGGCTGGCACGCGAGCTGGTGACGGATCAGGTCATCATCGTCGGCCCTCCGATCAGCCTGCGCATGTGGGCCTCCGAGTTCGAGGCCTTCTTCCCCGGCGACAAGGCGCAGCTCGTCAAGACTGGCAAGACCAAGATCGACGGCTCCGCCTCGGCTCTGGTCATGTCTTACGAGATCGCGACCAAGCGTGCCGCCGAGCTGTCCCAGCTCAAGGCCCGTGCCCTGATCCTCGACGAGGCCCACGCCTGCAAGTCGGTTAAGGCCAAGCGGACCAAGGCCATCCTCGGCAGCGGCGGTATCGCCAGCAGCGTGGCGCATTGCTGGTTCCTGACCGGTACGCCTATCACCCGCTGGAACGACGACCTGTATCCGTTCCTGTGCCGCGCCGATCTGGACGGCATGCGCCGTCGCTGCGGCGGCGACCATATTGACCGCTTCAATCTGCGCTACACCATCGTACAGAAGCGCCAGTTCCCCGGCGCGAGCTACCCCACCAAGATGACGGTCGGCAGCCGCAACACAGACGAACTGAACGAGTGGCTGTTCGACGGCGGCCTCGCTGTACGTCGTGAGCTGGCCGATGTCTGGGCGGCTATGCCTCCGCTCACTATTAACCGCCTGCCCGTCGGGCTGTCGATGGACGACGAGCTGCGCGATATCCTCGCCGGCTTCAAGACGCAGGCCCAGATCGATCAGGCCGTCGCTGCGAACGACGAGCACATCGCCACCGCACGCCGTAAGATCGGCGAGGCCAAGGTGCGCGAAGCCGCCGCCGAGATCCGCGAACGTGCTACCAGCGGCGCGGGTTCGATCCTCGTCGGAGCGTGGCACACCAGCGTCATCGACGCCCTCGTCTCCGAGCTGTCTAAATACACGGGCAAAGGTATCGCCCTGTCTGTCGACAGCCTCGACGGACGCACCAGCAGCGCGAAGAAAGACGCCCTGCAGCGCGACTTTAACGACGGGAAGCTGGACGTATTGGTCGGTCAGATCGCGGCGATGGGCGTCAGCCTGAACCTGCAGCACGGCGGCAACCGCATTGTCGTCGTCGAGGAGGACTGGTCGCCTGCCATCATGGACCAGTTCTACGCTCGCCTGCACCGCATCGGGCAGACCGAGCATGTCCACGTCGACATCCTGCAGTCCGACGACAAACTATCTCAGGCTGTGGCCCGCATCGCCTCTGCGAAGCGCCGGTCCCACGCCGTAGCAATGGAGGTTTAAGATGAGCGTGCGCGATGCAGTTCTGCGCGGAGCAGATATCAAGGAGGCTCGCAGGGACTGGGGTTTTGACCGGACCACATACCTCAACAGCTCGGAGGCTGACGCCTGCATCCGCAGTATATGGTACGCGAAGCATCGGCCGGGTGAGGCGGCCGATCAGGACTGGGGTTACGCTCGTCGCGGTCACGCTGTCGAGGCGTACATTATCGACAGCCTGTCCATCTTGAATGATGTCTCTCTCGACCTTGTGGGTGCTGATCAGGTCAGCCTGCAGGACGAGAAGCGCCGGCTCTCGGCGACACCCGATGGGGTCATACGGTTTGGCGACGGGGATTGGTTGGGCCTCGAAGTCAAGTCCATAGACCCGAGAACAAACACCGGGCGTCTGCCGAAGCCGGCGCACATTACTCAGATGCGCATTGCTATGGCCCTGCTGAACCAGAAGTCTGAGTACAATCTCACGCAAGGTTACCTGCTGTACGTCGACGCGTCGAACTTCAACCGCATGTTCGAGTTCGTCATCGACGCTGACGACCGCATCCTCGATGTCTATGCCAACAAGGCCAAGCGGGTATTCTCCGCTGTCAGCGACAGTGTGCTCGACCGCGAGGGCAAGCGCACCGGCGAGTGTAAATACTGCGCGTTTACCGCTATCTGCGGTGTGGCTGCAGAGGAGAGCCGGACGCCCCGTCCTAAGTCTCGGCCGGGTGGGTTTGATACGGCTGTCTTGCGCTACGTAGAGCTGCAGGACACAGAGGCTGCCATCAAGGCGGAGAAGGACAGCCTGAAGGAAGATATGAAACAAGCTCTGCAGAGTGCAGGGCCAATGATTGTCGGCAACATCGAGGTCTCGATGTCGCGGACCAAGGGACGTGCCAGCCTTGATCGTAAGGCTGTCGCGGCGGCGGGGATCGATCTGACCCCGTTTGAAAAAGTGGGTGCTCCCGTGGAGCGCCTTAATGTGAAACGTGTCAACTAGAAAGGTGACCGATATGACTAACGCACTGACTGCTTTTATTAACGACACCAACCTGCCAGCTCTGGACGACGACGCGATGGCCGCTGCCATCGACTCCAGTCAAGAGGAGGACGGCTACGCTCAGGGGGGTGGTGTCACGTTCATCGACTTCTCTGGCAAGATGAACCAGTACCGGGTCGGCAAGGAGCGTGATGCTATCGACCCCGAGAGCATGTTCCTGTTCGAGCCTATCTCGGCAATCAAGGGTTGGATCTGCTGGAAGGGTGGCAAGGTCGTCGGCCGTGAGGAGTGGTCGTACCTGAATAAGGCCGCCGCTGTAGCCGCCGAGACCCTCGAGGATCACGGACCCTACAAGGAAGGCGACGGATGGAAGCCGCTGCGCGGTTTTGGATGTGTTGCCCTCGACGGTAGCGGGCAGAACTTCAAGTTCTCCTCAAACGCTGCCGGTGCCCGCAACTCCATAGAGGCGATGCTGTCACAGGTATCCGACCAGATTAAAAGCGGCGAGCCGTCGTTGCCGATAATCAAGTTTGCGTCGGAGAGCTTCACGGCGAACGACCACACGAACTGGAAGCCTACCTTCCCGGTCGTGGCGTGGGTTACTCGGGAGGCCGCGCAGGCGTTCTTCGGAGGCGGTAGCCTCGACGATATGCTCGCCGGCAAGCAGCCCAAGAAACTCAAGTAGGGGGGAGGCCGCCGCCTTAACGGGCGGCGGCCACTTGATATGTACAAACTGATCACAGATACCGACGAGCTGCAGCAGTATGTCGACGCCATCGACGACAGGTTCTGCGCACTCGACTTTGAAACCACCTCTCTACGGCCCGAGGATGGCCGTGTGAGGCTCGTCAGCCTGTTCGATGGTACTCGGGGTGCTGTCGTGGACTTCGACGCTATACAGGGCGGATTTGAGGCCTGCGCGAACATGTTCAGCCGGGGGGAGTGGATCGTATTTAACAGCGGGTTCGAGCTGCGGTGGTTCATTGCCGCTGGCTACCCGGAGACCTGCTGCCGGGATGTTGGGTTCCTGCGCCGCGCCATCCTCGGCGGCGGCCGCTACAGTCTGAAGCAGATTGTGGCGTGGGATCTCGACCGGGAGATGGATAAGACGGAGCAGACCAGCAACTGGGCTGCCCCGGACCTGACACAATCCCAGTTAGACTACGCGTTCAAGGACGCGGTCGACACATGGGATCTGTTTCAGCATTGGTACGACAGATCCGACGAGCTGCATCTGGGGGCGTGGGAGCTGCTCGACGGGATGGTGCCGGCGGTGATCGAGATGGAGGACAGCGGTATGCTGGTCGACACTCGCCGGCACCGTGAACTATCCAAGCACTGGGCTGAGATATCTGAGGAGAAAGTCAAAGCTCTTCGTAAAGTCGTCGCGCCGGATCAGGTAGCCAACATCAACAGCGACACGCAGTGGAGCGACTTCTTCGCCCGCGAGATGCCGGACAACATCCTGTCCAAGTGGCCCCGCACTGAGAAGACCGGCACCTTGTCCATGACAGGTAACACGCTGTCGAAGATCGGCGCACACTTCTATGCGCACTTTGGGGAGAACCCGATCACGGCACTGGTCGACGCCCTGCGCGACTACAAGAAGATGTCGAAGTATCTCAGCAGCTTCGGCGACACGCTGGCCGACAAGGCGCAGATACATGACGACAACCGAGTGCGCTGCCGGTTTAACATTGGCGCGGCGAAGACCTGTCGGTTCTCTTCCAGCGGCCCAAACCTGCAGCAGATACCACGCGACCTCGATCTGCTCGGCGAACGCACTAGTGTGCGGTCATCGTTCATCGCGCCACCCGGCAAGAAGCTGGTCAGCTTGGACTACAGCGGGATCGAGCTTCGCGTTCTTGCCCTGCTATCAGATGACGAGCAGCTCCTGCACGACGTTGTGCACGGAGACGTGCACGCCGAGGTGGCGTCTGTCATCGCTGGCCACACCATCGACAAGTCAACGGCGGAGGGCAAGGCCGCTCGTACTGCCGCAAAGGCCGTCAGCTTCGGCATAATCTACGGGTCCGGTGCTGGGGGTCTGTCCGTCACGATGCGGACATCCAGCACCAAGGCGCAGAAGTACATCGACTTCTGGTCCGAGCGGTACATCAACGCGTTCGAGTACCGCAACGTGATGATGGAGCAGGCAGCGAAGACGCGATACATCCGGTGCGTAGACGGCGGCACCATCTACATGGGCAAGAACCCGGACCTTCCGAAGTGCGCGAACTATCCAGTGCAGCGGGCTGCCCTTTCGGTCATGGCCCGCGCTATCTACAGACACAAGCGAACGCTAAACGCACAGCGTCAGGCTAGACAGCAGCAGCAGACACTGATACTATCCACGATCCACGACGCGTTGATTGACGAGGCTGCGGCCGACGACGCGCAGAGATGCCTCCAGCTTATGCAGGAGGATATGACCGCCGGTTACCTTGACCTGTTCCCCGGAGCCCCGACGGACGGACTGGTTGAGGGAGGCATTGGTGATAACTGGGGCACATTAGGTTAGAGGAGATAACCATGTTTAATAGTGTAATAAGGCATGACGTTGCTGCGCTCGAGAAACGCGTGGCTGATTTGGAGAAGGAGCTTTCGTCTGCGTTGAAGGCGCTGGATTTCTTGAAAGGGCAACTGACTACGTCGCGGCCCGCTGCGGAGCAGAAGGTGCGTCAGCGAAAGAACCGCCGTCGGCATCACTCCTTAAAGAGTTTGACGTATAACAGCTACGGCCGCGTCGATATAGAGAGCAGCCTTGCCGCTATTAACCGCACAGCTCTGGATATTATGGCTGGCTGCTGGCCCAAACACAGCGCGGAAAGCCGGATCGACCACGCTCTCAGGCGATCTACGCCGGGTGCTGGGGGCATGATTAGCCGGGAGCAGTGGCTCGCCGACAACCCTGAGCAGCTCGAGCTGTGGCCTCGATGACCCGTACTGAGCAGTTCGACGCCGCCTGCGCCGACGTAACGCAGAGGCGCGAGACAAACTACGGACACCCGCTGGATAACTTCCGGCGGGGTCAGGCTATCATGGATGTTGTGGCGGAGTGTTCTCACCCCGAGGTGCGCTGCGCCCTCACCCTGATTGCTATTAAGATGGCCCGGTTAATCGCCACGCCGGACCATCTAGACAGCGCAGTCGACATCGCCGGCTATGCGCGGACAATCGTTATGGCGCTAGATGAACAGGAGAAAAGAGATGGCTAAGACGGGAGCCGAAAGGCAGAAGGAGTATGAGCTTCGCAAAGTGGAGGCCGGGTTTAAGCGGGTGCCTGTCTGGGTTCCGGTAGACAAGATCGACGAGCTGAAGGCGTTTGTCGAAACCCTGCAAAAATAAATCCTATGGGGGGTTGTCATACACTGACGACCCCCCATATACTGAGGGAACCAACCAAGGAGACCTCAAATGTTTACAGACGCAAAGACCGCCCTCGACTTTATCCTCGCCGGCCAGAGCCGCTTCACTTTAACCAGCAAGGTCAGTGGCAATTCGTTCACGTTTAAGATCAACGCGCCGAAGGATCGGGCGACCGGCGAGACCGACCGCAGCATCCTGTTCGTCAAGGTGCTGACCGGCCCCGACAATAGCTGGGACGGCGACTGGATGTTCATCGGTTTTATCCGCCCGCAGGACACGCACGTCCCGCTAGGCGGCAAGAAGGGCCACCCCGACGCGCCATCTTTTCGCGCTCTGGACTGGACCCTGCGCCAGCTCGCTGCAGGGCATATACCGGAGGCGCTTGAGATCCGGCACGAGGGCAAGTGCGGTCGCTGCGGTCGCGCACTGACCCGGCCGGAAAGTATTGACAGCGGCTTCGGTCCTGAGTGTATAAAGGATATAGTTTAGCGCGACCGGAAGCGCGGGGTTTTACCTGTTCCCCAAACCGGCAACTGGGCAGCCTCTAGCGGGCTGCCCTTTTTCTTTTCCACGTAAGGAAGTCCGCGCCCTCTTCCAAATCCGCAAACGCCGTGATCCGCTTGACCGCGCTGCCTTCCTCTGGATCTATCACAAACAGGATTGTAGAGCCGTACTCGTCGCGGTGAAAATTATGCCGGGTTGCATATTCGTCGATCCATTTGTAGCCGCGTGCGCGGGCTTGCCAGACGACACGACCGTCATCCAGTTCCTCATGCGTCAGACCCCAAGTATGGTGATGCCCGGCCACGTAGATGTCAGCATCCTCATCAAATAGCGCCGCACGTTTTTGTCCGTGTAGTCTGTTATAGATCGACGTACCTTTATGGTTATGCGCGGCGTCTATCTTCACCTCACCGCCGCCGGGGAA